GCTATGAAGGATGTCATCTAGTTCTTGCATATGATCAACATCAAAAATCATCTCGCCAATTGTTTTAACTACAAAAGGACTTTCTGTTCTTGCTGCGAATGCAAGAGCTTCGCGCAGATGCCTTTGAGCTTCGTGCAGCGAGTGTTGTACTTGATCAGATACCATTGGTTTTTCCTGTGGGGATACTATTGGGTCCACCGCTTTCGATAACTTCCAACTTAGAAAAGTTTTGAGGTTTCGTAAATTGCAGTACCCGTTGAAACTTGTCAGTTAAATTGTCTCTATGTGAAATAACATAAACGTTCGACTTATCATTGAACGTACGCAGAATAAAGGATAACTCATCGGACCCCACGGTGTCAAGGGATCCGTCAAAGATCTCGTCTAGAATAAGGAGGTTAGTATCCACGCTATTCTTAAGCTTAGCAATAGCACGCCAAGTGAGCAACAAACTGATATCAATACGAGCTTTTTCTCCCTCGCTAAAATTTTCATAACTGAATTCATCGATGTAACGCGACTTCATCACTTCTTTAAACTCTTCATCAAGAGTGAAGTTACAGAAGAATTGCAACTTATTCAAATACTGGTTAATCAGTTTGTTCATCACAGGAAGATACTTCTTGATGATGCGAGTTTTGATACCAGAGTCTTTCAATAAAAGACCTGCGGTGGTATGCAGGTCCAGTTGCTTTTTGCATTCTAGGAGATCAGCAGTAGCAATCTTAAGAGAATCTGTCATCTCTAAAAGTTTCTTAGCTTCTTCTTTGACAGAAGAACTATCATCGACGAGACTTTTAATCTCTCTCTGTACGCTACGTTTTTGACTATTCAGTTGTGTTAGAACACCCTCCTCAGTGTAAGTGGTTTCAGTGCACTGACGAATAGCATCAGTGTATTGTGTGAGTTGGTCTAATGGTGAAATAATTTCAGCAAGGCGTTTATCGATGTCAATAAACGCTGTTTCGACCTCTCGGATTTTACCATCGAGTGCTGCAATTTGTTCAAGTTTAAACTCCTCGCTAATCGACTGCTTACACGTGGGACAAGATTCTGTATCTTGATAAAACTTTTTATCGCCAGCAATCTTGCTAACCCGTCTCTTAAGCTTCATCCCCAACTCCTGTAGATCACGCCGACGTTTTTCGGGGTTATTGAGAGCAGCGATTTGTTCGTTAATCTCTGCAATCATTGCGGTTGCGTCGGCAATATTTTTATTGCACTGTTCCTGTTTGTCCAGGATTTCTCGGAGTTGAAGTTTTTTAGCTTCGATATCTTTGTTCTTCTTTTCCTCCAGTTGTTTAATAAAACCTTTCTGCAAATCAATCTTCTCTTTAATGCTACTCGCATTCATTTGATGCGTACGCACCGAGTCCTTGATGTCCCTAAGTCGAACTTTGAGAACCTCATTCATAGAAGAGAATACATTAATATCTAGGAGGTCTTCAATAATTTCTCTACGCTGTCCCAGAGGAAGACGCATAAAAGGCACAAATGTACTACTGCCCAGAACAACAATCTGCGTAAAAGATTTGTAGTTTAGTTTAAGAATATTTTGCTCAAAATTCTTTTGTTGATCTACAGCAGAAGAATTCTGATCAAGCATCTCGCCGTTGACATAGATCTCAAACACATTCGGTTTGATGCCACGACGGACCAGATATTCTTTGCGTCCAATCTGAAATTCAATCTCAACTAAAGTGCCTTTCTCATTGACACTGTTGACCAGTTGAGGTTTGTTAATCTTGCGGAATGGTTTGCCAAACAAACCAAAAGTAAATGCATCGAGAATGGTGGACTTACCCGCACCATTCGTACCGATGATTAGATTAGTACCAGCTCCAGTAATATCTACCTCGGTGAAACTATCACCCGTGCTCAGGAGGTTCTTCCAACGAATTTTCTGGAACAGGATCATCTTGTAGGGGAGGAATAACGAGAACGTCTGGGGTAATAATACTGTACTTGCAATTAACTCTTTCGCAAGTTGCAATGACCTGTTGATCTTCGACCTTAGTCACCGCCATAGGAGGGAAGTTATCTGCCTCCAGTAACCCAGCATAGCGCAAAGCGTCATCTTTGTCAACAAACAAATAGAGGACGTTCTCACCGTGCTCATCGTGCACAGCGTACGCGCCCTCTTGTTCGAGACCTTTTAGTGTGATGATAAACACTACGCTACTTCACAACTTTCAATATATAGCGATTTCATTAGAGTCTTAAGTGCGGTTTTATCCACATCTAATGTCACTTCATCTAGATACTCATCGAGTAGTGTCAGGGTATCTTTGACATCCAAAGCTTCTGCTTCGGGGTCATCCATAACCCCAACATTCTCAACAATCTTGATATCCAGAGCACCAGCATCGTAGAGAGAGTTGAGCATATGCTCAAAGTCTACGTAGTTAGTTTTCTGTTCAACAATAACTTTAACGTACTTACCTTCGTAATCTTTCGGATCAATTACAGCAGAAGTATCAACCGAATCATTCCAATAGATCTTCGCAAAGATCTCATATGGATTTTTTACCATACGAAGTTTAAACGTTTCTGTATCAAAGATATGAAAACCACGAGTATCACCGTGATCATTCCAGTACATTTGATACGGGTTACCAATATAGGTAACATTGCCCTTTGAATTCTTATGATGGAAGTGCCCGCTCAGGACAACATCAAAGTTAGAAAATAGGTTAGCGTCCATTCCGTGATCATAACGGAATCCAGGGCGAGCAAGATACCCACTGAGCTCCAAGTGACCCATTGCAACTTTTGAGGCAGAATTACGAATCGTCTTAACGGACAGGTCATAGTTGTCTGCACAAATCCAAGGGACAAAAAGAATGCTAGTGCCACCAACATTAGCGTCAGTGGGTTCCTTGTACACAATCACATTATCATACTCTTTGAGTAGCAACTCAATCGTGTTGACTTTGTTGGTGTTCTTGTAGTACGCTGTGTGATTGCCGACTACGGTATGGACTGTGACGCCCATATCGCGGAGAACATCATAGTAGTTCTCCTTTGCCCATTCAAGAGAAACAAAGTCGATACTCTTGCGATTGTCAAAAGTATCACCGAGATCGAGAACGGTTGTGATTTTGTTCTTCTTCAAATAAGGGAAGAAGACATTATCATAAAATCGCTTGTAATACTCAAGATAGATTTGACTACCTTTATGACTACCAAAGTGCTGGTCAGTAATAACAGCAACTTTCATCGCGACATCCTAATCTCAATGTTTTCTTTAATGGAGTTGAGTCCCGAATCTGATTCGTTCATCCCCGCCATACTACCATCGAATCTGTCCGAATGCAATACCTCAGAATATCCACAACGTTCAATAAGCTTTGTACGAATCTCCAGTTGCTTCTTTTCTTTTTGAATTCTGCGAAGAAAAGCGTAGTAGATAATCTGGGTGAAGTAGGCGAAAGGATTCTTAGACTTCTCAGGATTGAAATTGACAATGTATTGAATACAATTCTCAATCCCATCACAAACCATATCATCACGAAACATATAGTTCACAAAGTTTGGTTTGTATGAGAGATGGGTTGCAATCTTGTAGAAGCAAGTTCCAAGATACTCATAGCACTTATTAAATTCGCGATAAGTCTCACGATCTTTGTGCTCTTTGAAATACTTAACTGAGACACGGTAGTCTTCGTGTCCCATTTTCTGACCTAAGGCAAAGTAATCCCGCAGCTGGATTACCGCAGCAAGAAACTCCTTATTATTTACGTAATACTCAGTTTTTTGCTTTTTTGCCATATGACTGTATTTCTATGTAGATATTATAGCACACTTTGGTCAGCTTGACACGACCCCCGAATCTCTGTATAATAACAGTGTCGCTGTTGAGAAACAGTAGAGCTTCTTTAAAGAGCTTAAGATCTGTAGAGTTTTTCAAAAAGAAATCTTGCCTGCTCTATGTTACCTACGTGTCCCATATCATTGGTGGGTTTTGTTCTGTTGGTAACGTTGTTGCGAAATATATGAGGAATATTTTCTTGATAGAAGTTACCGATTGATTCGTTTGCTTCTGTCATTGTCAACACTTTATCAGGTTGTATAAAAAATATTTCATCTTGATCCATTGCAGCTTTCATCCATAGGTCAAGTTTGAATCCTTTAATCATCGAGAAATCATCAAGTTCTGTTGCTTCAACAACAATCATTGGATTCTGTAGCATAAGAACTCCTTCTTCTTCCGATTCGCAAACGAAAGAAATAAGTTCTTCACCTGTAACTAGTTTTAGTATACCTATAAACGGTTCTTGTAATGGATCTGACATAGGCTAGAATTTGGAACGTACTTTTATGATCTCATAATCAAACTTTTCTTCTTGATAAATTTTGATCCTTTCTTCGAAGTGTTTGTATGTAAAATTCTTCCACTCGCCGCGAGTTATATCGTCAGCGATATCATACAATGTAGCTTCGTGTTTATCCTTCGACTTTCTCAACACACGTCCAATGGATTGTAAGTTGCGGATGCGCGACTTGGACGGTGAGGCAAATATAATATTGTGTAACTTTTTAATATTAATCCCAGTTGAGAATGTGCCATAAGAAGCAATAATCACCGCGTTACTTTCTATTTCAGTAATGCGTCTTACTTCTTCACGATCCTCAACATCTACTCCTCCGTGAACGAAAAAAACTTTTCGTTCTGAATTACTATTTATCATCTCGTAAAGAGGTTCTCCGTGACGCTCCACGTAATTAAACAAAACCAGAGTGTTGCCTTCTAGATCATTGACAAGATTCTTGATAAGATTATTTCTTTTGGGGTGTGTAATAAGATAATCAATCTCATCGTGGTAACTGTCAAACGTACCCCACTCGTGCTTAAGTAGTAGACATTTTACTCTAAGTGGAGTAAGATAACCACCTTCCATAAGATCCTTGGTTTTGACCAGTTGCTCACACGGACCAAACAACCCTTCTAGAATCCATTGATGAGTTTGTGTACCGTCAAGCGTACCAGTGAAACCAATTCTATACTTAACGTTATGACACTTGGTCATAATTTTAGTAAGAGATTTTGATTTAAACAAGTGAGCTTCGTCACCAATAACACAATCAAACTTCTCAAACCATTTGCGTGGTTCTTTGTAGATAGATTGCCAAGTGGTAATTACTACGTTAGAATCTTTATACTTGTCCTGACCAGCGTAAATCTTGTGGCAGTGCTTAGCAGCATTCCAACCATAGTCTTCAAAGTCTTTATACATTTGCTCTACCAAACTTGTGGTTGGAACAATCAACAAGACCTTGCGCTTCATAGCGACGTGGTATCTAGCAATGCCATAAACCATCAGCGATTTACCGCTGGCAGTGGGAGAAAGAAGAAGTTTGCGATTATATTTCAGAGCCTTATAAACACCTTCGATCTGATAGATCCTTGGTTCAAATTTAGTAATACCCTGCATAAAGGTACGTACGCCAGACAACGTAATTTCTTCGTTTGCTTCATCTGGCATACCAAAAAATTTGTTGTCTTCAAACTTAATGGTATAACGCATCGTCTTACACCATTGCAAGAGATGTTCTGTTAGTCCTCCATATAGTTCGCCATTGCCAGGAGAGTAGAGACGAATCTTTCCGTCCCATACTTTATTCCTGTACAGCGGCATAAACTTTGCTTCGGGAACCTCAAACGTAAAATACTCAGAGAGCTCTCTGTGAATATGAGGTTCCGTTTCCACAACGTTGAAGACTTCGTTTTTCTTCTGAAGTTTAATGTCCGCCACTTCTAAATTTCTCCCATTCAATAGCATTTTTAATCTGGTATTGACGGGCAGAGATTTGTTTGAGAACTGACTCTAAGAAAAACAGAATCATCTCGTAGTACTTTATCTTTGCGGAAATTTTGGCAAGATCCTCATCCGCATTAAGAAACATCTCTACTTC